GCATTGGCACGCACAATCATTTGGCGTGTACGCAACTGGCGCTCAATCTGAGCCTCTGCCAAGCTGACAAAGTCTGAAATAGCAGTCGCCAAATCAGTGCGGTTGAGCCAGTCGCCAACCGAGGTCTTCAGCTCCGCATAAGTCGTGAGTGCCATCAGGTAACCTTTTCAGTTTCTTGGACTTCACGCATCACCCAAGTATGGTCATGCTTGAATTCAAACATCCCAATGTGGCCTATTTCCTTGCTCACATCGTGATCAATCCATATCTTAAAGCCTGCCTCTCTGGCTTTCTTACAGAAGAAAACATCCTCTCCAATGTAGCCGCGCTTGTCATGCCGCCAAGGTGTTTCAAACCAAGGCTCCGACAAAGCCGCAAAGACATTGGCCTTGATCAGCATCACGCCCATGCCAACCGATCCAACTTCTTGCAGGCCAGTTGATTCGGGCATCGTATATACCAACTCACGCTCGCCATTCTCTTTGTAAATCTGTGCGGTGGGTCCTGTAGGCATACGTCTGCGAGCGCAGTTTGTCGCCACAATGTCCAAGTCATGTTGCAGCAAACGCTCAATCATGTCATGCGGAAACCGCATATCTGAATCAATGAAAAGCACATGAGTGCATTTCTCACGCATCGCATCTAGGCACAATTCAGCTCGCTGATTGGCGATAAGCGTCCCCTGTGATATTTTCAAGCTGATGGCATCATTGGTGTTCAATGTGTGATACGCCACCATATTGACTAAATCATAGGTAAACATGGTGTGGACCATGTCACGCGCTGGTGTGCATACTGCGATGTATTTCATACTTGTCCTGGTCGTACACGAAAAAATCTGTTCTCTGGATCATTAAGCCAACGCTTCATATATTCCTGATCTTCGAGCTTGCCATCTGCTTTGAGCTGTGAATAGATAGACATAGGAATGCTTGCAACGCGGTGAAACTCACCTTTCCAGCCAGCACGTTCATCCACCATGTTGAACTCTTGCTTGTTCTCTTCAATGATGTCGGTTACATCCTGCTGAGTCTGAATCGTTGCCTCATCAGTCTCAGGGTTGTAGTGCCAGTAGCGTGTGATGCCCTGCTCTTTATCTTCGCTGAATATTCTTTTTTCCATGTAAAAAAAGGGGGGATTGCTCCCCCCTCTTCCTTTGCTTCGTTTAAGAAGTTACCAAGTCTGCTGCCAGACCATGTGCGTTTTCTGCCAAGACCTTGTGGCCCCATTCAACCAAAAGCATACGCTTCTCGGCATCACCAGTCTTCGCCAACTCGACTTGTTGGTAAGGACGGAGGACAACCATTTTTGCGTACTCAGGATCAAGCACCCAAGCGTCACGTTCGCGCTGGAAGCGGTTGGGGACAACTTGAACTTGACCAAAATCGCTGACATAGATGTCGGCTGCACCAATGATGGTTGCAGGACGATCACCGCCGTTGATGTTGTAGCGAGCTGATGCGATGCCAGAGAAACCTGACACGCGCTGCTTGTTGACAGGACCAACCATCAAAATCTTAGGTGTGCCGCCTTGTGTCCATACTTTTTGAATCACATTCTTGAGAATGGTTTCAGTGAAAGTACGCACAGTGCCGTCAGTGCGAGCTGAGTTAGGCAGGGTGGTGTAGCTGGGATTTACGCCGTTGGTGGTGTCATAGTCCACGTTGGTCTTGATGTAAGCCTGCAAAGATGCAGTCACGCGAGCTGTGGTGGTGTTACCAGCAACAGCAATGCCGCCGTTCAACATCACAAACTCTTGGTCACGCTTCAATTCAGAGCCGCGCTTGGCGATCTGATAGGCCAACTCAGAACGGCGGCCTGCTTTGTTGACAACTTCTTCAGTGTTCGACAAGACAATAGTCTTGCGTGAAATCTGAGCATAGTTGGTCAAGCGGACAGTAGCTGTAACTGAGTTAAAAGTTACATCATCACCCTCAAGCTGTGCGTTAGAGGAGGCTGAATCAAGGGAGTCTGTTTGGTATTCAAACAAAGTGTTGGTGATGTTTTCACGTCCAATGTTGGACATATAGGGGGTTTCTTCGGGAGAAATGTTTGTGATCACATTGCTCAAGTCTTCACGAATACCCTTTGCAGAGTAGGTCGTGAACGTGTTCGTTACGATAGCCATGATTTATTCCTTATTTCAAAAGTTGGAAGATTGCATTGGCCGCATCATCGACACGGCCAGTTTTCGCGACGCGCTGTTGTGCGCGAACTGCTTCAGTCGTATTTGAGACTCTTCCTGCTGCACCAGGCTTGGCAGGCCGAGGGCCGTTGTTGGTCACTGGCTTGATGTTGCCCCTCTTGGACATCATCTGGTCGTATAACGCCGCCTTACGCAACATCAGGACCGCCCTGTGATCAACCACATTCTTCAACTCGTCTGGTGTGAATCCGATCTTTTGACCGAACTCAACAAGCAAAGCCTTTTCAGCTTGAGCTTTCTTAGCGTCTTTCCAATCAGGGATGGCCGCCAATAAAGCCTCTTGTTCCTGCTGCAATCTCTGCTGCATGAACTGTGCTTGCTCCTGCTGCGATAACTGAGCCAGTCTTTGCTGTTCACTTTGAATAGCCGCCGACTTCTCTTGGTTTTCGCGCATCACCTCGCGCTGCCGTACCCATTCGATGGGGTCTTCCTGATAAAGACGATCCCAATCAATGTTTGGCTGCGCCACTTGTTGAACTTGTGATTCCAACGCACTCAATAACTGAGCGTACTGTTCACGCTCGGCACGCACTGCCTGCAACTCAGCTTCGGTTTGTTTCCTCACCTCTGCGATTTGCTGCGTTTTGCGTGTGTAATCCTGAGTCCTTGAATATCCCTTTTGAAGCTCGTCCAGCGTCACTTCGACTTCTTTGCCGTCAACTTTGACGGAGAAGACTTGTGGCTGTTCTTGCTCCTCGGTGTCTTCATCTAACTCGGATTGTTCGGTATCGGTTTCATCATCAGCCGCGTCTGCATCTGCTGACAACTCTTCTTCTACCGCCGCGCCCTCTTCGGGCAACTGCGCCTCGCCGTCTTCCTGTTGTCCCTCATCGGGCAGTAATCCTGCAAGTGCATTGGCTGCTTCAGCCACATTCATTGGACCTTGTACTGCACTGCCTGCTGGCGTTGGTGCTACTGTTTGCATGGTCTATTTCCTAATTAAACGATATTTTTGGTTGCGCGTTCAATGGCACGCTGTGCCACCTTGCCGTTGTCCACCATTTTGGTGATCTCAATGCGAAAGTTTTCAATAGCCTTCAGCATTGACCAGGCGATCTCGCGCTTGGCGGTTTCTTCGGGTTTAGTAGACTCAAAAATCCAATACTGGTCATTTTTCATCTTTTCCAATACCGCCGAAAAGACCTCGTCATTGGCTAACTGGTGAGCCTTTTGACCTTTGCGTACTGCTTCATCACTCATTTAAACCATTCCATTAAGGTTGATGGGTGGCACTTGCTCAACTGGCGGCGCTTGTACTTGGTTGGCGGCTTGAACCGCCTGTTGCACAAGAGCCGTCTGCTGTTGCATTGCCTCTCTGTCCATTGCCTGCCGAGCTTCAATCTCAGCAGTGCTTATCTGTGTGCCGTACTTTAACTCAAGTTCATACTTCTTGAGCAGTAAGTCCTGCGCCAATTGATCTCTTCGGTAATCATCATCGCGCAGCATCTGCTCGCGCTTCAATTCCAGCTCGGCAGCCTTTTTCTGAATGTCAGCTTGGATCGACTGAGCCTGTACTTGAGCCAGCACCTCTTCGGGGGTTGGCTTGGCAGGCTCTTGCGGCATCTGAAAGTCAGCAGGCAGGGTATTGAAATAGCTGGATGCGTCCTTGTTTCCTGACAATTCAATGGCTTTTTGCAAGGTGCGGATGTACATGGGCAGTGAGGCAATCTGATTCATTGGCCCAAATTGCGCCATTATTTGCTCTTGTTTTTGCATAATCAGGTTTAATGCGGCCAACTTTTCGTTGTTGTCGCCATTGCCAAGGCCAATGTTTACATTGACATCCATGCTGGCGTCCCACACGCGAGGATCAATCTGCACCCACTCGTTACGCAAACGCACCATGCGTGGCTTGTCTTGGTGTGTGGTCATCAGGTACAGAATGCCCTTGAAGAGCTTCTTCATACCCTCGGCCAAGATGCGAGCTTGCAGCTCAAGCCTTTGATTGCTGGCGCTGACTGTGGCGGCCACCGCCGCCTTGGTGGTGGATTGCAACGCATCAGGGTCTAATCCCATGGCCGCCTTGCTCATGCCGGTGCGGTCTTCGCGCATCTCGTCCATGTAGCCAAGCATGGGGAATGCTGCCTGTCCAACGAATGGGCTTGAGAATGGCTGCACCATGCCTGGCGCTCTCATGCGGAT